ACAATTAAATACGATCCAAGGACTAACGCGGCCATTGGCAATATGATGACAAATCCTATTTGGATTACCGTATCTAAAATAGTCTCTAAAGCCGTTAGCAAACTCTTGATGTTCATCTGCATAATCCTGCATCTCCTTCAGAGCACGTTCAAGCGCATCTTGAACTGCTTCCTTACGCATATAACCTCGTAGGTATTCTAAGTATACTTTCTCATGCGTCCAATGGTCTAGTTTTTTGTTTTCTTTTATGACCCAATCGATAAACATCTTGGGATTAACAGTACGTATCGCAACCATGTGGCGACCAAACTTAACAAAGGCACCGTAGTACGGACTGTCTACAAAGTCTGCATAACTCTTAAGTTTAGCACTGCCCTGTGTCATTTCGTAAAAGCGTAAGTATGCCTGTAAGCCAAACTGTACACCAACTTCTTTTTCCTGTTGCCAACGACGTTTGCTTTCGCACAGATGCGCCGCTAAGGTTGACTCCTTACGGTACTCTTTGCCACAATACCGACACTTATAAGTCTGACTTAATTCGCTTGTCATCCCAGCCGAGTTTTCTTGCCATGTCTGTAAGATCTGATCTATCATTGATTTCTGCTAGTAATTTGATTTCATCTTCTTTAAGTTGGGGAAACTGTTCTGTTAAAAACTTAATTGCCTTATTGTTACTGCCTTCTTTTTTCTTAGCGGCTTGCCAATAGTGTTTTTGCTTGCCCATATTAGGACTAACTGTGGTACACAGTAACCACTGTAATTTAGGATGTTTATTTAGATCAAAGAAATATTTGTTAACATTTTCATTTGTTGCTAACAGATAATAACTTTGTAAGTCTACACTGCCTTCTACACTAGCACCATAACGCAACATTAGATATGTACTAAACTGTTTACGCTCTTCATCCGTAAACTTGTTATAGTAAGCACGATCTTTGCGATCATACGCAGCCATTTCATTACCAATATATAACGGACTGTTATAATCTGTAGCCATTATCTGCCCTTGCGCAAGTAATTAAGTATTTGATCAATACTCTGCTGCATCTGAGTATATTTGCTATGTAAATTTTCTATTTCGTCCTGCTGACGTTCTACTATACGCAATAATCTTTCAACTGCTTCTGTTTGTTCACGTAGTTTTTTATCCTGGCTTAATAGATTAGGGCGTGGCGGGGCATTTGGATCTACTGCTCGTTTCTTTTTCTTTTTAAATTGTAGCGGGTTAAATGCCATTGTCGTTTTCCTCTGAGAGCTTATATATAATTATACATTTTTCAACAGCTTCTGTCAAGGCTGGATTCAGATTCCTTTTTGGATATATCTCATTCCACATGCGTTGTTCAACCAATTCTCGAGCCTCCCAGCTTTGTCCAATCATTATGCGTTCACTTTCTGGAGCGCCAAATTCACGGGCATAGGTAGTCAATCCTCCGTCTGGACTTTCATAGATATAAGTTGCTCCTGGTTTTAATTTGCCCACGTTACCAATGCCTGATGATACCTGCTATGATGAATAAGTTAGTAATGATATATAAGGCCACGATTAATGTCCTTAGTAGTGCTACTATATCTGCTTCTCGATCGGTGATGCCTTCTTTTTGCCCTAGAGCTTTAGCCCAGAGTCTCCACATACTCAATCCTTTCTTTACCATATTTTTCCGTAGTCAACCACCTCACTTTGTCGGCTTATGTCTTTAACAAAATAAGCACATAGTGGACGTTCACCTTCTACAATAGGCACAGCCAACATTTGTCCAGGTTTAAGTTTTGGAAAATACCATTTGACGTCTTGATAGATGTCCACGATCTCCACCGGGTGGAACTCTGGTTTAAAACTTTCCAACGGATTAAATGTATAAGCACTGAATCCGCGATCATTGATGCTGGTTAAAGGGATAACTTCTAAGTCGCCAAAGTCTGCTTCACCAATGAGTATTTGCCAGTCTGCGGGCATCTTGACTATATTGCCGCCAATACTTAACACTAACGCTGGACTATTAAACGATTCTAAAAAAATCAAAGGGATGAAGAAGTAATCAGGATTCTTTGGATCACTGTTATCTAATATAGCAAAACGTAGATCTTCAATCTCATCAGGTATCTCATTCATCTCGTACGCGGTATTTTCTAAAGTTAATATATACATATCTTATTGCCAATCTGTCTTTTCTACGACAAATGGGTAGTTAGCCTCCTTGTAAAATTGCTTTCTTTTAGTTAAATGCCTTTTGGCAAATTTACATGTTGATGTTATGTCCCAGATCTGGACGAAGTCTTTGTCTTCTGCTTTACGAATGCCACGTCCGATACTTTGGATGACCCGAACAAAACTCTTACCAGGCTCCACAAGAACAAGATTGAAAATCCTAGGGATATTAATGCCCACAGCAGCAACCCCATAGGTAGCAACAATAACCTTATCATCCATTTCTGCAACATCATCATAGTGTTCTTTCCTATCATCTGCTTTAGTGCCTCCACTCACGAATACTGAATCTTTAATACGTTCTACTAATGCCTTGCCTGGCGCTAGTCTATCGACTAACACTAGGGTATTACCTGTCTTACGAATTGACTCTACTAATTGGGCGATATAATCTAAACGGCCTTCTGTTTCTAGTAGATATTTTAATTCACTTTGGTAATCTCGATATTCTACATGATCGACTAACTGTAGGACATTTACGTGACACTGTGCTAATACACCCTGCTCTTGTAATTCACTGGCACTTAGTCGGCCAATAACATCACCTATACTACACTTTAGGCTGACAAATTCGTAGTCTTCTTTAGGAATCGTGCCGGTTAATCCCCATCTGATAGGTATATGTGCCATTACACCAGTAAGCAGAGTTTTAAGTGCATCTGCTTTGGCCATGTGTACTTCATCAACCATGACACAGACGACGTCCTGTAGGAACTCGCCAATGGTTATATCCACTTCGTGATTGCGACTACCTTTTAGTAATATATTAAGACTCTGCCAAGTGCAGATAGTATGTGTGCGTCCAAACTCTTTACGGTCTCCAAAGTAAACTCCAACATCCAATCCCATGTTGACATAGTCAGCTTCTGTTTGTGTTACTAAGGATTTGTTTGGAACGATTACTATAGTGCGACCATGTGGCTCACAGCTATAACTCAGTGCGGCTGTGATCAATGTCTTACCTGCACCTGTTGCTACTTCCTGTAGGCATTGTGGATTGGCTAGGAACTTGTTGATGATTTCGATCTGATAGTCACGTAGAACGATTGGTTGCCCAGCTATTGGATGCTTGGCTGGCCACGTGATATGACTGAATGTGCTTTCACTTACTTGTTCAAACTCATATTGTGTTTTATAATCACGTAGATCTTCTACTTCCAGACTGTAGCCTTGCTTGTCTAAATAAGGGATTATATCTGTTAACAAGTTAACATAGGTACTGCCACCTAGTTGGAAGAATGCTACCTTACCATCCCAACGTCCTAGACGAACTGCTGGCAGATAACGTGCACCAGGTATCTCATACTTGAACATATTAGATAGTTCTTTGCGTTCATGTAAGTCTAGTCCTTCTATCTTTACATTAACTTCATCTTTAATTATTAATCTAGCTAGTGCCATTTTGCGCCTTTAGCCATTGTTGATAAAAATCACAATTTAGTTGTTTATTAACCAATGATTGTAATTTTTCAATTGCCTGACCACTTATTATTTCTTCTAATAGAATTATTTTTGATGTTTGTTCTTTAATCATATAGCTATAGTCTAACATCATTTGTGCATACTCTTCAACCGTTTTGGCTCCACATGCACTCTGCATTTCTTTCCATACCTGGGGCTTGTGCAATTTTTTAAATCGTCGAGCTGCCCAAAGAGCTGTTTTAAACTCGTCCACTGCGATTCCAATAAATTCATGTTGGCGTCTGATATGATATTCTATGTCATGACTAGGAATACTTTTATAGATCTTAGAAATATTTTCTAAGTATTGATCTTTTTCCTCGTCATTGTAAAACGTATGAGGTTTCTTTAAACGTTGTCTTTCTAAAGTTAGACTAACTCTATTATGATATATTTCAGCATCTATAGAATCAAACAATACGCAGATTAGATCTCCGCAAGTACCTCCCATATAACAAACTATCATTTTACACTCCAAGGATTTCCTTGATATACGAACCAAAATTTCAAATTACCATTGGTGGTATCCGGATTCTCTAATGCGTCGTAATATCCATTGGAATCTATTTCTTTTTTCTTGAAATCCACACTACTCCATACCAAGGAAAATCCTAACTTTTCTAAATCCTGTGCCCATGATAAGAAATGCTGTTCCATGTCTACAGTTAATCTATTAACATGTATCTGTGTATCTCTGAAACTGTAAAATACTCTGCATCCCGGATTCATTATCTTAGCGTAATTTTTAAAATACTCAGTAAGCCCGTCGACGGTAACCCAATGATCGCCTCGATTATTAACCACAGCAAAGTTATCTACTTTAAACGGTATTTCATCAGCCAGCCTTGACCTATCCTTGCAGATATATACATCTGGATAAAATGTTTTGACTATTGGATACATTTCTATCACTTGTATTTCTGGAAATATGTCTTTAAGATAATATCCTGCACAAGAAAAGAAAGCCGTGGTACCAGGCTGACAGTTACTAATGATCTTATGATCATATTCGTCAATCATTACCTGATCAGAATATTTGCGATTCCATAACCAATATTGATGCTTTAGTCGACCAATACGATATCTGATATATTGAGTTTTCCAATCTGATTTAATAGTGCTTTGATCAAACGCTTCAATAATCTTAACCATGTTTGATTCTTATATAATAATGTCTATCTGGAATGACCCATGTAAACTGTTCGCCTGTATCTAAATAGTTTGAACTTAGATCCGTGATTTCAAATTCAGGCAATGCTTTAACTAACCACTGTGTTATAGCACGATTTAAATTATTGTCTAAACTAGTATCGTGATAACTGTTATCTATATTAATGTAGTGCCTATTCAAACAAAGATATAACCGTGAACATTTATCTAACTGCTCTTTTATTTTATTAATGATTGCTGGACAAGGATATCGACTAAATTTTTGATCAGTTATAACCACCATTTCAGCTTCAGCACTTGTATCGACTCTGTTGACCTTAAAATCTTTAAATATATCCGTGTCAATTTTAAACTTAATCTGTGTAAATCCGTTAAGCATAATAAAATCTTCTATCTGTTTTTCACGTCTGAGTTTGATGTCGTCAACAAAAAAGTTCTGTTGTAAATGATGAAAACCCTTAGCCCATTTATACAAATACCTAGTGGAGTCAATGACAATTTTTTTATCTGTTTTTAAAAACATTAATTGTTTTCTCTTAGTTGTGAGGTGCTATAGTAAATAATCTTTTCTGCACGATTAGTCCAGCTCATGCGTTTACCGCCAAACATCATCTCAAATGTTGTTACCATCAAGGGTACAGGAAAGTCCCATGTCACAGGAATCTTCTGAGCATATACTACTTTAACACCGTATGGATCATAATCGCTAGTCGGAGTCTTACCATTTCTGTCAAAGCGTACTATATCACATTCCTCAAACCTCGATAAATCAATATCGATCAGTGTAGGATTATATATACAGACGGGATATCTATTGGTTATCTCAGCATATTCAAAGATCATGTTTAAATTATTTTCACTGGGCTCTAAGTGTATAGAGTGTTTGCCACCAATATATCGCAAAGCCAAGCTAGGAACCTTAACAGCATCGTCTATAGTGTAGCCACATAAACCGGCATGATCAACTAGTTTAATTAAATTATCTAGACCAAATCCGCCTGCATGTTCATTGACATAATCTATTAGACTGTTGGGTGCATTGGTGATCGTATACCCATCTGCTTGTTGGACTAGTTTGATCTCAAAAGGTTGCTGTTCACACTCAAGTATTTGATAGAATATTTCACGCACCCTGTTATCAACTTCAAAGCCATTGGTGTTACCCCATGGTACTATCCAATTAATGTTATATTCTGTAAGAGCTAGATGCCAAACTTTGTTGTCGCGATCATAGTGAGCACGTCCTTGGCTAGTTTCACGGAACGTCTGTAGGTCTTTGATCAGGATATTATCATAGGGAAACTTGACATGAATACTACCATCAACTAGCCAAATGCTTTTGGTACGGTCCATCTTGCGTGGTGCCATGCGGAACACTGGATTTTCAACTGGTGCTATATCTATGCCCTGTTTAGCAAACTGCCTGCGGTATTTCAGTATCAACTTAACTGCTAATTCGGCCTGACGATCAGTAAGTGCGGTACCAAAGGTAGTGGCATTAGCCATGCTGTTGACTATCTGCGTGTCATAACGTGCCAAGCTGATCTTGGTTATGTTAGGCATGATCAAGGCAGTGACACCTACTTCATACCCAGCGAGATATTCCAAATAGTCTTCGACGTGCGGATAGGTTAACATACTATTATTATACCTTCAACGGAATTGGATTGCAACCTAAAAAGAAGCCCGATAAAATTAATTACCGGGCTTTGAGGCCAACGCACTAGGAGCTAGACAATAGATAAGTGCGTTGGGGTGTTACATAATTATATATCGATCTGCTTATACAAATACCGCAATTCTGATATTAGATCTTTCTTAAACCGTAGTTGATACCGGCTAAAACAAAGTTAATCAGTGCGCCAATCAAATTACCGTTGCCTAGATCAGTTAATCCAAATGCTGTGAATAAACCAATTAAAAACCAAGTGATTTGGATTGAATTTTTATACAACCATGTTCTAATTTTGTCCCACATAGTATTACTCCTTAATTGAAAATTTTATCAACGACGTCCACCAACAACCAACCTACTGCGAAAGTGCCTAATGCCGATTGGACCACTGCTGGTAAAACTGCTACATAAATTACCGCGGCTAATAGAAACACTACGGTTTTCTTAAGCCATAAATTTTGATACCACATATTAACCACCTGCTTTCATACACGTTGTTCTTGCTAGGGCTTCCCATTTCAGAGGAAAGCTCTTCTTAAGTTGTGCAATCTTGATAGCCATACGTAAACTTACTTCACGTAGTTTTGTTTGATTAGCTGTCATGAAGTCAATGACTAGATCTTGATCTAACTGATCAAAGTCAAAGTCTGCAAACAGTTCACCTGTACGTGCAATCTGCTTAATACGCAAGATTTTATCGTGCATGGTATCAAGTGTTAGGTCTAGATAGTGACAGCGTGATTGGATAGCATCCAAGTGGTCACGTGTCTTTTGCGATTTCATCTGATCAAACTTAAGGTTGGTGATAAAGATCACACCACCTTTGAAATCAAACTGATCGGGGATACCTTCGTTGCGTAGGCTGTGCGAATCTGCTAACCAGGAAATCCTACGTTTCTTTCCTGAGTCGAGTGCGCCTTTAAGCAGGTTAAGACACACATCATCAAGTAAGATGCTGTCACAGTCGTCAAATACCACAACTGAGTTTTCATCACTATACTTGTAGAGTGCCTTATACATACCTAATGCGCTTGCCGTACCTTTGATCATTTCTGATTTAACTCTACGGCCTGAGATCTGATCGAATAGGTTAGCACGTTCAAGCTCACCTTCGATACCAAATGATTTACCAACACCCGGAGGGCCTGCCACGATCATAGCACGGATATCTCCATTTAATACTGCCTTAGTCATGTCATTCAAGATGTCAAAACGCTCAGCGATTTCTGTCATACGCTGTTCATCTTGTTCTGGATTTGATGCTTCAACTGTCACTGGTGCGTCTACTAGTTCATAGTCTGTAGGTGTTGCTACGGTAACACGGATTTTATCTTTACCAAAACGACCAGTGCCGTCTACTGTGATATAACCACCTTTTGAACCCAATTGGAATTGTTTGATGAGTGGAAATACTTCATCTCGAACTTCTTGATTACGGTAACTACCGTTCTTGATTTTTACGAAACCTTGCATTGTCTTTGCTCCTATAATTGAATTTACTGTATTTGAAGCAGTTGTCTGCTTTCTTATTATTCTAGTATTATAGCACCTCTTTGGGTGTTTGTCAACCGATTTTTAGTCAGCACGTGACCCCATATAAGCACGGAAACCATACTTGCTTAACACATCTGCATAGGCACGAGCACCTTCTTCTAGGACGTCCATGCTTTGACCATTGTAATTACCTGGTTTCCAGAAGTTTAGGCATTTTGGACGATAGTCTTTACGGAAGCCGATTTTCATTAGTTCTTTAGCTTCTTTTGAATTAGTGCGATCTACGTAAACGTTAACCCAGGCAAAACCACAATAAGCACGTTCACCATATTGAGATAGGTAAGCGTTTTCTGCGTCAACTGCGGCCTGATATGCTTCGTTATGAATAGCTTGAATGTCCATTTATTGCTCCTGTGTTGTTAGTGTATGTATAGCATTATACAGCCAATTTACCAAAAAGTCAACCAAAATTTACACAAAATCGTAGGCAAATTCGCCTGTATCGCCAATAGGGTGGATTTCTACTTTACCCAAACCCAAGCTCTTGCTCAGTGCATGGAACACACTACGGGCTTGATCTTCAGTAATAGTGCTGACAAACAAGGTGCCGTTATAGAACTCCGTAGTTACGGGTTGGTTTGTAAGGGTTACTTTTACCAGTTGTTTTACACAGGTTTCAAACATATTTTGCTCCATTTCTTATTGTCTATGTGTAACATTATACACTCAAAAAACCAAAATGTCAACCGTTTTAAATGGACTTTCTTTAAGGGAGATTTTAACAAACTTACGTCTACGTTTGTCAAACTTTGGCCTTATGTTTAAAGCATCAAATAGCCAAAATAATATTTTGTCAAGTAGTATCTGCCTTAAATAGTAATATGAATTTTGATATTATTAAACCTCAGTTACTCGATTGGATGCAATCGTTCGTTGAACACCCTACCCCCGCATTAGGAAATTGGGCTCCTTGCCCATATGCTCGATCTGCACGTGTCAACAATCGTATACATATTATAGACAGCACCATAACAGATTTACCCGCCACTGTTATTCAAAGTTTAACATTATTAGAACAATATGAAGTTGTTGTTATATGTTTTGATCACACAGAAATATCAGGTCAAGAATGCCAGTCACTGACTGCTTCTCTGAATAGACAAATAATGAAAGATGATTTTGTAATATTAGAAGATCATCCAGAGTTAGTAGAACACGTAGCAGGAATTCACATGAACTTTGGATATTGCGGATTATATGTAATACAACAATTAAGTAAATTAAACGAAGCGGCAGATAAGTTAAAAGAAAAAGGCTACTATGATAAGTGGAGCCAATCAGAATTAGACGAAGTAGTTACATGGAGACGTCAATGAGTTACAATGTATATCAACATTGGGATCCGTTAAAAGTTTGTATTGTAGGCAAATCCTACGGGCCTGAATTTTATAGTTTTATCAAAAATTCCAAAGCTAGATCGGTGATGGAACGCATAGCCGTTGAAACTGAGGAAGATTATCAAAAATTAATTAAATTGTTAGAAAGTTTTGGCGTTGAAATTTTAAGACCTTATACTCCAAGTGACCATACTCAATGTATGGGATTTAACAACAAAATCGCGCCACCACCGATGACCCCGCGTGATTATTCGGCTATGATTGGAAATGATTTTTATTTTGATATAAACGATCCCATCGAAAGATGGAACAGCATAAAAGGTGCAGATTGGCCTGAACAGATGCCGTTAGATTCTAGTTCTATGCCGGATTGGTTAGTGGAAGAATTGGCTAAATTTGATTTTGATTTTCGAACTTACGCTAGAAATACATTTTATAATACTTTATTGGACGAGTTGAGCCCAAACTGTAATATAATTTACGATCAGAAGGTTAATTCTGCAATGATGACCAGAATAGGAAAAGATTTATACTTTGGAACACTAAATTACGATCAAGATCAAACCAAAATTCTTACCACACAACAGCGTCGATTCCCTAATCATAGGTGTCATGTGGTAAATTCTGGGGGTCACAGTGACGGAACCTTTTGTCCTGTTGTGCCGGGGTTAATTGTTAGTCTTCGTGACATTCCTACTTATACTGACACTTTTCCGGATTGGGAAGTTATATATCTCCCCGGGCAAAGCTGGGAAGCTGTTGCGCCATTTTTAAATCTTAAAGAAAAAAATAAAGGCAAATGGTGGGTTCAAGGTGAAGAATTAAATGACGATTTTACTGATTTTGTTTCAACATGGTTAGATCACTGGGTAGGATATGTTGAAGAAACTGTGTTTGATGTGAATATGTTAGTTATCGACGAAAAGAACGTAGTATGCAATAATTACAACGAAACAGTATTTAAGGCATTTGATCGCTACGGAATAACCCCGCACGTAATCAATTTCCGTCATAGATATTTTTGGGACGGGGGATTACACTGTATTACATCTGATGTGCATAGAGAAGGTACAATAAAAGATTATTTTCCAAAAAGAGGCTAATAGATATCTATTATTGTCAGATGGACAATAGTTGAGTTAAAAACCATTCTTGGGGATGACATTCTGTGCCAAATTCGTACCCGTGTGCTTTTAGCGGAATACGAGTCATAGCTAAGAATGCAGTATTGCGTGCTTGTTTCAATAATTCAATATCTTGATCAGGATTAATATCTAACTCGCTAATGTGTGAATGCCAAAATAATGGAATGTCTTCCTCTACCCATCGTGCCTCTGCACCATTGGGATCTATACTATATAGTCTTTCTGCTGCAGAGTATAAGTTAGTCCAACCTTCCTTTCGGTCCGGATAACCAATGCGTATCTTCATATTGTTTTCAAAGAATCCTGTTGGGACATACAATGGTGGTGCTATTATGCTTAGCAATTTACCTACATGACTGTAGCCATCATAATGACGAATAAGCTCACGTGTAGGCGAGTAAACAGTTCCGGGTATTTTGTATCCATATTGCCAACCTAGTGGGTCTGAACGATACATATTATCTTCACCACAGTCTGTTTCATGCCAATAACGTTTGAAGCGTGACACTTTCATTAGAAGTAAACTGTCAACGGTATCCCAAGTAAATTTAATAAAGTTACCATCTGAGGTAAGTTCGCCATTGTGTAGTAAACTCATACGCATCTGTTCAGGCCAATGGCTATAGTACATGACAGCATTTGGATCAGAGTCTGTGTTAAGAGTTGTTTGTGCGGCCTTAATCATATCTAAGTTGTAGTCAATAAAGATATGGTCATCATTACCTTCGTACCAAATTAATTCGTTGTCGTCAGTAAACTGTTCACATAGTTTACGCCAATCACGAGTACGTTCAATTCTATACCAGTGTATTTCTAGTTTATCTACAGGGAAGATACTTTCCATATACTCACGCATTTCATCTTGGCGTGGGCTGAACTCTGCTAAGTCAATGTAGAATATGTACTTGTCTACTACAGGGGCCATTACTGCACGACTAGCAAGACAGTATTTAAATATGTCAAAGCGATTGCTTACAGGAAACCAACTTGCGCGGTCATAGACTGTACCAGCATATGGCCATGACATTTTTACATCGGTAATCTTTACGTTGAATAAGACTATCATTAATACTGTAGATTAGTAGTGTAGTTGTCAAATATATACCAAAGAGCTGATTGTATTTCCTCTTCCCAATTTGTGTGTTGGCTCAGTGCTTCAAGGATGGTACGATACTCTGGTGTGTTGAAACAGTAATGTCCAGCAACAACGACCTTTTGTTCGTCTTGATCGCTATCAGTCCATTTCTTCCAACGACCGCTAGCTAGGACGACCTTGCTGAAGTCGTTCCATAAGTGTTCTCCCGCACGCTGTAGGCAAAGTTCTTTAAGTAGTTTAGTCTGCACTACACCAAGCTGTGGAGCGATATTCATAGCATGCACGCCTGCGGCACGTCGTAGGCGTATCTCATCAGCTGACAAGTAATCAGCATTGTGTTCTTTTAGTTTAACTCCGTTGTCATTAGCAACTTTTACCAAGTCACGGACTGTGTCAATTTCAAATGTGCCTGCCTGATGATCTTCGTGGCATAGGCTACCTGTTTGTGCTACTACGAATTCTAAATTAGGCATGTTCTTAGCGAATGCCACATCTTCACGATACTTAATGGCACCCGCGGCTACACCTACATTTTCTTCTGTGCCAAATTCAAAGCGGATATTAGGATTTAAGTCTACACAGAATTTAAATAGTTCTTCAGCTATACCGTAGGTATCATCTACACGACTGGTGTCAATATGGATTAGGTTAAAACCCTGTTCGATATCATAGGCGATGGTTTTCTTAGTGGCTTCTACTGCCTGTTTCAGACTAAGACCTTTTTCCGTATCTAAGAAATATGGTCCGCAGTGATCACGACACATCCAAACATAGTTCGTTGGTAGAGTATCTAATAGTCGACGCAGTTCTGGTGTAGTCATAACATAACCTGATTCTGCATCTACCTGATTACGGCTTGCGATAATCATCAGCGGTCGACTCGTGTTATGCGTGTAATTACAAATTGCTCGTATCGCTTCTGGACTCATTGGTCCAAACCCTAATCTAAAATCCATTTTCAATCCCCATTAAATACATAATATGCACGCAGGCTTCCATAACCGCTCCTTTACCACCTTCACGATCTGTAACATAGTCTGCGTTTTCGATTGCTGTTCTCCAAGCCTGTGCTGGGGCAATACTTAACCCTACATGAGGGAAAATCTTTGCATCATAAGGTCCGTCACCCATAAAGATAGTTTCCTTTGGATCTCCCTTACTTAAGACCCATTTAAGTCTATCCTTTTCTTTAACCATCGTAAGTGGAAATTTCATGTGATCCACTATGCGATTATAAGTGATAGGCCAGCCATTTTCATCAGCACTGACAAACTCTATAGCTAAATGATCACGGAGTAGTTTTAATCCGTCGTGATCATAGTTACCAAAGGCCTTGAACGGTTTACCATCGTGGCCCCAGTAGAGCATACCATCGTTTAATACACCATCTACATCCATGATAAATCTTTTATACATTAACCTAATACCTTGCTAAAGTGTAGTTGTGCTAATGCTACTAAGAACTTATCAAATGGTGCTTCATGCAGTGGGCTCATATTTAAGTAGATGATTGGCACCAATGTCTTAACTTTCTTCCAATCTAAGCCTTGTTTAACTACCCAACGCTGTAAGATGTCTTCATAGACTTGAACATCTTTTACGCTAGGAACTTCTAGTGTAGCATAATCATTGCGTTCTGTATAAGTGTAACGTTCATGTTTGATATCTTTATAGCTTAAATGTAATCCACCTAACATTTTAGCCAGATCGTAATATTGATCACCATATAGTGCACCACCAAAGTCAGTGCGCCAATCGATAGCAGTAAACTTTTCTGTATACTGATGTTTGTGTAATTCCATATGAGTCAATGGACCATTATACTGTCCATGTTGATAAATCGTATTATCAAAATGCAGATCACCGTGGATAAATTTCCAACTTGTTTCTGTGCATAACCAAGTAAAGTCAATCTTGCTTAGATATGTGTCGATAGTATCTACTTCAACTCCGTTAACCACACATGGCTCTGACCAGTTAGCATACTTGGCACGGAACATTTCAACACGTTCCATGGTCTTTTCATAGTAAAATTTATTACAGATATTAAGATGATCGAGATCAGCATCGTTCTCAGATGGCGCATCTTTCCATAATGTTGACTCACACCATGAGAGCATCTTTTCAAATACCTCTGGACTGTATTGATTATAAACGATATCACCTTTGGCAAAGTCGTGTATCAAGAAGTTGCCTGATTGTTCTACATTTGAGGGCATAGCCTCTGGATTACAAAGAGCACGCTTAACACGCATTTCTGCCTGCTTAGGATTAGTCCAGAATTTGATGATCTTCTTGTTATCATTATAGAACAATTCATCTGGTTTAGGGAAACTTACATCTGTAAATTCACTCGATAGTTCTTCCCATTTCTCATAAGTACCAAAGTCTTTCCATCCACGGACTGTGTGTGCCCGTAAGTTTAGTCCATCAAATCCTTCTGGAGTTTCTTTAGCTTTGCGACGGATCAAGTTGTTTAGGTATTGATCATCTTTAGCATACATTAAGCCAATGAAAGCATCGACTGCGGTCTTGCTAGGTTCTTTATTCTTTACGCTGACGATAGTGTCAGCTTCACGTTCAATCCAGCAGTAGTCTTGTGCTATGTTGCTGTCTACTGGATGGACACCGATCCAATCGTGATCTAGTTTATCTCTGTATTCAAAGTCAAATAGTGTGTCACAGGCTAACCACATGAATCCACCATGTAGGTATTTGGCACAGGCCTGTATGCTAGTAGCAGGACCTGTATCACCTTCTGCGTAATTAGGGATGTCTACAAATACTACATCTTTATCACTGTGGACTACGCTAACATAATCTTTGATATACTGTCCCATGTGTCCACAGGCAACGACAAAACGTGTACCTATGTCAAACTTTTCCATGATGTGACTGATCAAAGGTTTGTTGTCATAGGGGATAAGTGCTTTAGGTACCATGCGACTAAATGGACCCATACGGCGTCCATAGCCCGCGGCTAAAATTAATACCGTTAGTTTAGTGTTGTTCATGTTCTGCGGCTATCCTTCCGTGTCCTCGATTTGCTGAATCTTCAAGGCGTATCACGTCGTCTAATTGAGTAGTGCTGGCTTCTGTGTAATGTAAATCATCATACGCGACCATACGGTGGATGGTGCAGGGTGGTGTGTGGAATACAGCACCTGGGGCTAGTTTTTCTGTAATTAATTCACTTTTAATTTGAGCAATTTCTTCAACTGAATAACCACCAGCTAGATAACGTTCACAGTCAAAAGGTCGTGGATGATAAATCAGTGCACCATTACCTACGTGTAAGTGGATGCTTTCTGATTTGAATTGGTGGACTTGTAGGCTAGTAACGAAGCCTGCCCGTAATATTAATTCTTTGAGTGCAAATGGGTATACATCATTACCCGGCATGAGCCAAGTTTCTGTACCCCATGGTTTGTGAACTACGTGGCAGTTCTCGATTCTGTGAAATTCTACAGTCATAGTTGATCCCTAGTCGATATACATATATGTTACGATATTTATCGGCCAGTGTCAACAGGTTTTTTAAACTTGATTTTACCTTTGATTAACAGCAGTCACTGAAACTGTCAATCCAGCGTTTTGTGCAGGCTTTGTCGTTGTCTGCGCAAACAGGTGTTTCTTTTTCTGCTGGTTGTGTAGTTTCTAGTGGTTTGCTAGGAATGCTCTTGACCATAGCTTCTGAGGCTAGATCGCTTAGGGTCTGTAACCCTGATACATTGTAGTTTGCCATTTTACTTCCTTTCGCCTTTTGGGCAGTTTGTTAAAATATAGTGATTTTGTCACTATACCTGTATTTAGTTGTTATGGTAGTTTAGGTGCACCTAATGCGTCTAACATGCTGTCCACACCAGCATACCAATTTTCAGTTAGATTAATACCATAGAATATTACTCCACGGGCAGTTTCGCTAAATCCACTGAGTATGATGATAAATGCGACAACCCAAAAAATAGTCCAAACACTGATTTTCTTTTCAACACCGTCATGGAACATTGGACGATCTCTATGTCTGATACCCCAATTCTTTGTGTTTAACTGA